TGAGAATGGTTCCCATTAAGCGGTGATGATACACCCGACACGCCGTGTGTATTTGACATGTGCGGTGTGGTGTGGTACGCGGAAGTGCGCGTGAAAGGATGCTGCGGTTGTGGCGTGTCATGTTATGAGGTGTGATATTATGTAGACGTTCACTTAGATGAAAGGAAAAATAAAATGTTTAAAGTTAACGCATACGTCACCGAAATTGAAGCAGATAATTCCTATGAAGTCGATATCGACGGCGTGTTTACCACCACTGTTGCTGATTGCGGTGATATTGATGATAGTGTGGTTACGTTTGATTCAGCTCTCACCACGGTTCTTGAAATTATGTACGGCGATTGCGATTTTAATTTCGTGTGTCGTAGTTATAAAGGTGGTGATTGTCGTTCATATGTTGTCGCGATTGATGATGGTGAATGATATAAATAAAAAACCGGGTGGCATTATTACCGCCCGGTTTTTTGTTTTATGCTGTCCATGTGGCGTGTACGCTCATGTTGCCTGTTTGTCCGCTTGAATTCATCATGCTTACTTTGGTGCCTAGGAATTGGTATAGGCGTGGCGTGGTTGTGCTACCCGCGCTTACGCCCCATACCCATACGTTATGCCATGTAGCAGCCCATCCGGGGAGGTCACGCCCGTTGCCCTCGCCTATGTTCGGTACGGTTCCGGTTATGTCGTATGTCACTATGCCGTTTTGTAGTGTTATGAATCCTTTTGCGTCACCGAATACGGTGTCTATCATGGCTTGTCGTGGTTTGTAATTGTCGTATGCGCCGTCGTATATGTATTTTGCTATGGTTTGTGCACCGAGTTGGTTTGGGTGTATTTTGTCTGAGCCGATTGAGCTTGTTTCGCCTTTTAGCCATAGGTAGGCGAATTTTAGTGTTTCGGTGTTTGGTGTGTGAGTGGTGATTGTTTCGGCACCGTTTGTGAGTCCTGATAGTTTTGTTCTTCCGTTAGCATCTATGTAGCCCGCGTCGTAGAGCATTGGGACTATTAGTATTCGTGCGTTTGGAAAGATAGTTATCATTTGATTTACGCATTCTTGTATTTTGTTTTTAGCGGTGTTGTAGTCTAGTATGTCGTTTCGTCCACCGGCTAGCACTGCTAGTTTTACTTTGTTTTTGTCTAGTGTTGTGTCTGTGTTTGCGGTGTTTATTTGATTTATGAATGTACGTGTGTCTACGTTGAACCCCGCGCCGCTGACTGCGTAGTTTTTGAGTGTTAGTGTCGGTATGTATTGGTGCAACCAATACGGCCATGTGTTTTGTGGTGTGGTTGAGTCTGCATAGGAGTCGCCGAACGTTACCATATACCCGCTATTGTATTTGTAGTTGCTTATGGTGGTGTTGATTGTGATTATGTCTTGACTGTTTTTGTTTATGTCTTGACTGTTTTTGTTTATGTCTTGACTGTTTTTGTTTATGTCTTGACTGTTTTTGTTTATGTCTTGACTGTTTTTGTTTATTTTATTTTTGAGATTGGTTGCGTCATCAACATTGTTTACGCCTAGCGCGTTTAGGTTTGATTTGTTGTTTTGTGCTGTTTCGGCGGTGGTGTCTATTTTGTTTTTGAGTTGCGTTGCGGTTGCGGTGTCGGTTATGCCTAACGCTACTAGATTTTTATTGTTGTTTTGTGCTGTTTCTAATGCTTGCGTGGCTTTACCGCCCGCAGTGTTCGCGTTAGTGTTGATTTTGTACATGTTATCGTCGATAATATCCATTGACGCATTGTATTGATCGTTAAGGTTGGCCGCGTCACCGGTTTGATATTTTTCGAGATTGAAGTTAGTTGTGTAGTCAGTCATGTTAGCTGTCCTTTCTGAGGTTTGTTGGATGATTTATTTCTTCCTGTACTTTCAGTTGATGGATTACGCGGTCTAAGGTGCGCATTGCTGCGTTATATCCGTCGCGTAGGTCGGCTAGGTCGCCGCTTTCGTATAGTGGCAGATGATAAAACGGTGTTTCTGTTGCCATGATTGTACGCCTCTACTTGGTTGGTGGAATTGGATAGCCCTCTGCGGTTTTTTTAAGCTTGCTGAGGTCGGTAACGGTAAATATTTCTGTTCCGATACGATTTAATATGTGGTTAAGAGTGGTACCAAGTGTTTGCGCGTTAGTTTCGGTCAACCCTAACGCTTTTATGAATGCGGCTAGACCGGCCGGTAGCACGTTGTTGTTCAATGCTAGGTCTGCTTTATCGCTGACGCTTTTTATTGCCGCGTCGATTTTATCCATTGACCCGTTGTATTGGTCAAGTAGATTTGCGGAATTCCCCGCTTCGTACTTTTCTAGTGAATAATTTGTAGTGATAGCCATGATGTTCCTTTCATGAGAGTGGCGCGTATTCGTCGCCGGTGGTTGGATTAGTGACACGCGGTGTGGTGTCATCGAATATAGTAAGGTTGCCGATTGCGGACGTTTCGTCGGTTCGATGCTCGGCTAGTTTGCCGGTGTTAATATCGGCTATTTGCGTGACTCGTGCGCCGTACACCGCTAGTTCGCGGTACAAATCGCGTAGCGCGGTTTTACTGTCAGTGTATTCGCCTTTTGTGACATCCCATACTAGCTGTGTGGTGCCTATGTGTTCGATTTGTTCTTGCAGTTGCGCTATGGCAACGGCGTAATCGTTTATGTTCGCTTCAATGTTTTTTATTCTTGTATCGTAGTCGTTCAATGTTTTGTTAATATCGGTTACGATTTCGTCAAGATATGCCGTTATGTGGTCGATTTCACACGCGATGTGTTTTATTATTTCTTCTTGACTTTTAGCATTCCAATAGAACGCGGGTATGGCGGGCGTGTACGGCCATACCGAGAAAAACGGCAGCAGTGGAAACATGTGCATTATCCTTTCAATAGTTGTTTATGTTTACCGTCCACAATGGGCTGAAACATGTTTCAAGATGCTCAAACAACAATACGTCAATATCGACGTAATCACCGTTCCTTATACGATTGACTTTGTCCATGAAATCACCGTTTGCGATTGTCTCGTATTGATTATCGGTTGCGTTGCTTGCGTAGTCTTGGTTTTCAGCCAATTGTGTCGCGGGAAAATCACTGTAGACTGTCCGCATTTTATGCCATATGTCGCTGTCACTGAGAATTATATCAGGATTATTGCTTACAAGCGCATAAAGCGGGCGCAACGTCGGCATGATTTCTTGAATAAGACGTAAAAAGTGCCGCCGCCATCTTGACGGTGGCATCACGCCTAATTCCCTGTCATAGAAACGATTCTCGATTTTCTTGCAGCAGCGCGTGTATTGCGTGTCATCATAGGCAATGTCCCGCCATGACCAATCGGCATTATTCCAGTCAACACCGCCCGGCACGTCGAGCAGTTCGCCAAACGTGTATGTCATCACGCCATGAAAATCGTCGCGCGATTCGCATGGCTGATAAGGATTTATGTCATTCTGCATGGTCATCGTCGTTCATTCTTTCAACGTTCGTCAAGTAACTATAGTTGCGGGAAACATTGTCTTCGTTCCACACAACCTGTATCGGTTCCTTGAAATATTTTCTGAATCTTGTGTTGAGAATGTCGCATGCCGCGCGCCGTTCTTCAAGCTCGCTGAGTGCGCGTAGGTCAGTCGGTTCACCGTAATCGTTGATTTCGTCGGCGGTCTGCCGTTCCATTTTCAACGGAAGATTTTTAATGCCCAACGATTGATAGAACGCGTTCCAAGTGTTTTGAATATCGTTCTGCAATTCCATGCCGATATATTCGACGTTGGTTTTCAGCACGTTGGCTTTCATGGAATCGGTGAAGCCCGGTGTCGCCATGATTGCCATTTCACCGCCTGAGATTTGCTTGATAACGTTGACGCCCGCCGTCTGCTGTCCGGCTGGAACTTCAAGGATGAACGGCGTTTTCTGATTGAAACGATTTTGCCGCCGCGTCATGTACAAATCCTCGATTTCATGCGCGAAAAATTCGATAGTCGGAATGAGTGGCGTGCGCGCGCGGTTAGCGTAAATGAAAACACCATTCGAGTTGTTCACCGGAAAACGCCACCCGTTAATACCGTAACTATCCCATTTCTTCGGTTTGTAATACACATTGAAATTCGATGTAGTCACCGCTTGCGTGCTGAAAAATACACCCGGCTTGCTATGCGGAAACGCGATTGTGGCGTAACCGAAATACAATAAATTGTATTCCAAAAACCATGCATCGCACGTTTTCGGCAGATTCAACCACTTAAACCTTGACAGCGCAATATTCAGCATTTGCGAATACGCCATCGAATACGCTTGCGAGTTGAGCGCTTCGGACTGCTGCCACATCGGCGCGCCACGTTCGCCCAATTCCGCACGGGTCAACGGCCTTTTATGTGTGCGTTTACGTCCCATGTTTTCCCACCTTATAGATTATCGTGTACGAAGTCGCCGCCGACTTCCTCGGGTCTGCTCCATATTGTAACACCGGAACTAAAAATATCCCTGATTGTCTGCAAATGCTCGTTTTGCGCAAGCGGGCACACCGTCCATATATCAGCGCTCTGCCAATACGTGAAATGCTTGCAAGGTGTCAACGACGGCTTATTGTAGAGTTTGTTACTTGCGATACCATAGCGCAGCATGTAATCGCCCGCCGCCGCAATCGCGCCATTATCTTCGGTGACGATTTTCACCGTCATGGTATCAAGCCCCGTGGCCTGTCTGAAATTGTCGCCGCCATATGCTCCCACGGGCTGCGCGGCATGGTTGAGCAAGTCGCGCCATGCAGCGTTAACATTGGAACGCGTGTTTACCATGACACGTTTGGCATTATCCACACTCTGATTACGGGACGCGGCAGCGTTCGCATTCGCCGTGGTGACGCTTGCGCCCGTTATTGTCGTATTGGCCGCGTTAGACGCATTAGCGTTATCGGTATTGAGCTGATTGGAACGTTTCGTGCTATCCGTGGCGTAACTTTTTGCTTGCGCGATAAGTCCCGCGTTGCATTCCAACGCGTTGGCTGCTTTTTTTGACGCCGCATCGCTTGACGCGGTGTACACAAGTTGGTTATTGGTCAACGCAATCGCCGCGTTATAGCTTGACGTGCCAACACCTATCACACCGGAACTAAGCCCCGCCGCCGCGCCAATTACAGCCGGAAGCGCGGCACCGCCTGTAGCGGCGCTTGCTGCTAAACCCGCGCCAACCGATATTGCGCTTGTGGCGAGACTACCAAGAGTTGAAGTGACGTTGGTCATTGCGGCCTGTTCTTGACCGGTGACATATGACGCGGTTGCGACTGCCAAGTCTTCCGATAAATCGGCGTTTATTTTTGCATTTTGATATTTCTGTTCACTATCTAGTTTGGTGTTTCCGCGCGCTGTTATGTCTGTTGCGGCTTGATTTGCATTAGCTGTTGTCGTGTTGCGCAATCCGTTTGCGGTTGCGGTGTTCGCAACGCTTGTTTGTCCTGTGCGCGCGGTGTTGTCACGGCTGACGTTGTTCGTACGTACGCCGTTTTCGTATGCAACTATGGCGTTTTCACGCGCTTGCGCAATCTCTCGATTGTATGCGTCGGCGCGGTGCGCGTCGATTGCGCGTCGTTGCATCGCGTATGTCGGTATGTCGTGCGATATGAGTGTTTTGAGCACGTCCGCGTTCGGCACGTCGGCGGTAATGCTAGCCCCGGTAATGGCGTTAATGCTGATAGCCGTATCGCCGTCGCTCCCGATTCCGTCAAGCCATGCGATTTGCCGCAATATCGGATAGCTGAGAGATGTGATTGTCTGTACCGAGAGGTGTCCGCAATCCGCTATTTCTACACGGGTTTTATTGCCGATATTATCGGATACTTCCAAGTGTGCGTAGGGTGCAAGATACAGTCGCGTTATTTGCGCGTATTCCCTAGCATATGCGAAATCATCGATATTCAAATCAATATCGGATAGTTTTGTCCGTGCGCCGCTGACCGTATGCCATTCGACGCCGTTCACGCCGATAGCGTTATCAAGCCGCATCATGTTTGCGGTAGCGACGAAAACCGCTGTAATCTGCGACATGATATGCGGATAATACGCAAAAAGCGTATCGAAATAATCGCCCGAGATTTTGGACGATTCGAGCGCATACACGGTCACGTTGCTTGCAGTGAGATTATCAACGGTGTTGTACGATGTGCCCGCGCCGATGACATTTGATGTATCAATGTTTCCGGCACCCCATAAGAAACCCGTCACCGTGCCATCGTTATTGCTGTATGTCGGGTCACTGTTCGCAATGTTCGCACCGCGCATACCGCTCATGGCTTGCAATTGTCCGGGCGAAAACGTTGCGGCCACACAAATGTATCTTGCACCGTTTTGCAGATTAAACGGCGTGCTTTTCCTGATATTCGACGCTGCGTTGCCGAAATCGACGTCGGGTAGCGTGAAATCACGGCAATTCACGCGCGGGTTTTTCAACAGTTCTTGCGGTGTCGTTTCCGTTAACGGCGCGTGTCCTCGTGACAACAGTAGGCCGTTGATTGTGGTGTTGTTGATATAGTCCGTCCATACGTCGCGCGTAAGCGTGCATGTTGTCGTGTTCGGTGCTTCCGCGCGCACGGAAGTGATGAAAAAATGATAGCGTGTTTGCACGTCGGCTTTTTGATACGGCGTATTGATAATGTCATGCGAAAAATCAACGACAATGTAATTATACCGTTGCGCCGTCATGTAAGGCACCGGCAATTTTATGCCGTCCGCGTCGGCGCGTGCGATATACATGTTAGTTGTCAGCTTGACGGTTTCGCCGTCCAATTTATCAAACCATGTGTCGCGTGCAATGTCATCTGAGAATTTCACGACATCGTGGTAATCATCGAACCAATTAACATGACAAAGTTTAATTACAGTGTTTGGTGTCCAAACATTGTAATCGAAAACGTTGCGGTATTGCTCGTATACGCGCGTGTCCGTGCCGGGAAACGTCGTTGCGTTTTGCAGATGTGGAAAGTCCATTTCACACCCTTTCTTATATGAAAAAATGAGTGGTGTCTCACATGAAACACCACTCATTTATATCATAAATGATTCAGACTATTTGACGGTAAACGTGCATGTCGCGGAATGTTCCGTGGTCTCGCCGTTCGGATTGACGTACGTGGCGGTGCCCGTCACGGTAATGACATCACCGGCCACAAGCCCGTCACGCTGGACATGCAAGCGCGCTTGGTCGTCCACGTACGTGTTGACGTTGAGATCGAACGCCGCACCATGCGTGTCATCACCGCTTACGGCATGATTCGCCGAAACCTCGTACGTCGCCGCGTCCGGTGCCACCTGAATGGCGGTGCCAGTCGGCGTGACGGTGGCGGTGAGCTTAGGCGTGAGCTGCATCAAGTCGCCCGCGCTGACGCTGCCCGTAGTCGGAGTCAGAGTAAAGCCAGTCACCGTCTGAGTCACAACCTTGATTGACGTACCCGCGTCGGTGGTGAACAACGCGCACGGGGTGAACGGTGACACGCCATAGATGCCCCAGTGATTAAGGTACAGCGTGTTCGAAACCGTCTGCGGGTTAAAGAACTGCGTAGTGCCGTACATGGTGTCTCGCACCTGATACCAATCGGTTGATACGAGCAACGCTACCGCACCGTCAATGCCAAGGCTCGGCACCTGAATGATACGATACGGCACGTCGGCCTTATCCAGCTGGAACACAGCCGACAACGCGTCAACATCAAGTGACGCAAGATATTCCGGTTCAATCAACAACACCATTTGCTGGGGGTTAGCGTACGCCGGAATGTCGGTCACGTTCAACGCATTATACTGCGTGGACGGGAACTGCATGCGCCCAGCGGTCGCACGCAACGCTTTGAGCAGCGTCTTAGCGGTGGTTTCGTCGCTCGGCACCGCGTCAAGATGCACCTTGTAGAAACCAAGATTTTGCTCGTAATGGCGAATCAGCGCAAGCATGATGTTCATTTCATCGTAATTATCGCTGTTGCGCGGCGTTTCCATAATCTGCGCGACGAAACGATTCAAGCCGAAATCATCCACGAACGCCTGACGCAATTCATCGTCAGTCCACGAAATCGGATATTGGTCGCGACGGTTCATTTCGTAGAACCACACCGCCGCTTCAGGACGGTGCATCTTCAACAACTCTTCCGCATCGTCCTTGTAGCCGTGCGCCTTAATCCACTTGACCGCGATTTCTTGAACGGTGCTACCCCAATACAGATTTTCCTTTTTGAAAACCGACAACGGATTCTCGAACGGCGCGTTCTGCGCCATCACAGTAAGTCCGATACGATTGACCATGCTCCAAACGCAATCATTGAGGTATTGCCTGTTCATCGGGTCGAACAAATACCGCATGGTGTTCGCCACGCCAGTCTGCGTTGCGCTCGGAATACGCTGCTGATAATCGTCGGTACCCTTGGTACGCACCTTATCCAAAATTGTCGCATTGTCCACAGCCATAATATTTTCTCCTATCGATTAAAGCGTGTAATCGAGATTTTCCAAGTCCTCTGCCGCTGCCTGTTCGATTGCTTCCGCCACGTCATCGTCGTTTTCCTTGACGGTCGCGCCGTTTTCAACCATTTGCGCGACTGAATCGGTGAAGTTGTCGTAAATGCCGTCGATTCGTTCGCTGATTGCGTCCGTGCGGTCGCTTAGCGCGCTCACCTTGTCAAGCACATCGCGTAGCATGTCGCGCAAATCATCGAACTCGCCCGCGCGGTGCGCTTCGTCGGGGGTGAGGTCATCGCGTTCGGCGGTGTCCCTTTCCTCAGGGGTTTCGTCATCCATTATTTTTCCTTTCATATATGAAAAAGTCGTACCGGCGAACGAATACCGAACCGGCACGACTTAAGAATAGCACACTTACGACATGATTCACAGCGACGAACGGCGCGCTTTTCCCTCACGGCCATATCATTGGCGGAGTCAACCGTGGTTATCAACGATAATGTTTTAACATTCTCACTGTAACACCTCGTGTATGCCGTGTTTATTTTACGCCGAAATTTCTAAGCATTGCAATTACGGCGTGTTGCGTTTCCACCGTATCGTAGCGTAAATAGCCTAACGCGTAATATGACGTAAGATTCCTAATCAAGTCTTTTGCAACATTTGCCGTAAGATAATTAAGTTTGTTATCATCCGTCGTAATTGCGAAATACGGCACATGCGTGCCCGCGTCATATTTTGATGATGTGAAAACGTAGCCACAACGTAAATCAACATAAACGCCGTATTCACGCCGCAACCAACGGAAGACATAAGTAAGTTTAACGTGATTGTGTGGTTTTTCAATAAAATCAGTATTATGATGTTTGAATTTGTTTTTTGCGGTGACACCATCGTTATTTTTCATCATACGTCCCGCAACGGTGTTTTTTGTTTTCTGTTCAGCGTATTTATCATCTTCAACATAATCGAAAATACACGTCTTACCATCAAGCCATTGCAAGCCAAACTCAGGCTCCAAGGGTACGTTGTAATGTTTGAAATACGGATTATATGCGTCGCACGCGTTGCCTAGTAAAAAGATTCGCGGCTTACGCAGCTTGTTATCGTCGGCGCGTTCACGCGTGACGGTATCTACAAGGTTAGCCAATTGTTCATATTCGTTACGCAAATAATGATGATACACATCGTCAGGGTCTATGATAATTTCATCCATGCAAATATTACGTACATTAACATATGTGCTTTTTTTCTTCTGCTGCTGTAATGATAATGGGATGAAATAGCCACATGTCCGCCATTTTTTATCACCGTTACGACGTATTTCAGCTATCTTGTTATGCACTCTAAAATCGTAGTCGGGGAAAATATTATCTTCTATTATTCTGTCAAAATATTTTGCCGCCACGTCGTTAGTTTCTTCTCGATACCGTGTGACCTCAACAAAACAGATATTGTTTTTAATATAATCCTCCAGCATATACCGACGTACGCCGTACGTTTTACCGAGTCCGCGTGCGCCTATTATAAGATTCACGTCAGCGTCGCGCGGCAATATCTGTGCTCTAAGCCGTTCATAATAATATTTCGCCATCAATACTCACAATCATAGGTTTACCGTCCCGCATAATAAGTTCGCGGGGCATTGTTTCCACATTTCGATTATACGTGTTTCGTATGTATGTCAGATTCTCGCCGTTTGTCTGTTTGTCCGATTCACCCAGCCATCTACCGGACGGATACAACGCGATAGCTTCGGGCGCATCAACATGATATGTCGCGCCCTGATAGTCGGTGACGGTGCCGACGTATGTATCCCATACATGCGGCCGGTTGCGTTGCAACGTATGGCATATGTCATAATCGACCAACACATCATAACCGAGCGACATTTGTACGGTTTCCGCGAAACCGTGCCCCGCACGCATAACATCGGCAATAAAATCTTCTATGGTGTACATGCCGTCCGGTCGCGGAAGCCCCGCACAAGTGACATGCACGCGTCCGTTCTTGTCCAAACTGACACGTGCTTTGTTCCACAATTCCATATGCTCAGCATACCGAGTTGTACCGCCGCAATCCTCCACTTCAAATTTTCCGATATGTTCCAGCGTAGACGCCATGTCGGGCGCGGTGTCTCTGACCCGTCGCATGGTAATGTTGATAGCGTTTTCTATCGCGGTGTGCAATGGTTCGAGCGCTTTCAACAGTTCCATATCAGACACGTCATTGGCGCAACTGATTTTCAGACTATCGGTATCGCCGCCCGTGACCGTAACGCGATTACCGAAATGCCGATATAGCAGCATCATGGCTATCAGCAAGTGCATTCTGCTGCCCGCAACGATTCGCATACCGTAAGTGTAGAGCACGCGTGGTGTCTTCGGACGTTTTTTCGCAAAATTCTCGGGAGTGCAAACCGTGGTTTTATCAACTTCAAGCTCGCCGGTTTCCGTCACGCGATAATCGGCTTTCATGACATCTTGTGCCTGAGTGCCGTAAATCCCGTTGAATTGGCCTTTAACTGTGCTACCGTAGTATGATTGCAAAAATTTCATGCTTAACGCGCCCGTCATCGCGTCGCGCGCAATTCCCTCAGGTATCGAATCGGGTATTTCACCCGCATACGCCGTACCCTCATGATAATGTTTAATCAGGTTTTTCACATCGGTTTTTCGAGCGAAAAGCATATTAGATTGCAATGTCACGTAATCAGGCGGAATGATTGTCTTAGTGGTACCCTCCCCATATAAGACGCGCATTTCATCGTACTCATATACTTGCGCCACGTTCCATAATTCAATCTCGTTGACGTGTAATATGCATTCATCCGCACAATACAGCTTACCGAAAGCATATGTCGCATTAACAGCAGTATCAACGTAACCATGCGCCCTAATACTGTTTTCCTGTGTTTTCGCACGCTCGTTATTGGCATAATCCGTATCCGCTTGCAACGTCTTTACGAATTTTGAACGCGGGCAGATTGCAATACCCCATACATCGAAACATGTGTTTTTACGTAATCTGAGGTTCGTAAATCTTACTGCCGCATGTACACCCGTACGGAACGGGTCACTATAATTCGTCAATACGTCTTCAAGCTGCGTGTTAACGATACGTTCACACGCCACTTGCAAAATATCAGACGGTATAGGCGCAAACTTAACAGGCAATCGACGCCCATTAATGAAAGCATGATGCATTGACGTTACATCCAAGGACGCAACATTATCCACAACCACGCTAGCGGTTTTCGCACTCGTAAACGTCAATCCGCCACGAAAACACGACTTACGCAAAGCATAGGACTCATAGTTTTTCGGAAACTCCTGTTTGCAAGTCAACTCGAAAGCACGTTGAAGCGTCATCTGCTTACCGCTCTGCAACGTAATGCGTCGCCCGCCAATCTCACGACGTGCCATCTGCCGCACAAGTGACGTCTTAGTGAGCACACGGCAACCCAGCATGTCCGGCGTAAGCCAATGATTCGCGCGTAGCAACCATTGCAAGTATTGGGGTATCACTTGCACATCACGACGCGCGTAAAACAGTTCTTCCGCGGTTAGTGGCGTTTCGGGCGTGCGCGGAAGCGTGTAATCCCAGTCGCCTACCGCTTTCGGTAATCCGCATGTTTCACCCATTGCGCGCAGTCCGCCCATTTCAAGGTAAAACGTATCCCAAAAACGGCACACCACATCATCGCCTATATACAAATCAAGCGTATACACGCTAGTTGCCGTCTGCGCATTAGCGGTAATCGTATACGACTGCGCCAATTCCAGCATAAGAGTTTGCATGTCGAACATAAGATTATATGCCGCGATTATCGGAACATAACCGTGCGTACGCCCATGTTCAATGAGATTATCAATGTACGATAGCGCTTCGGACGTACGCCGGTAAAACCGTACATCGTCCGTATCGGGGGTGTACGATTCCAGTGGTGTGCTGCGTAAATCGTTGAAAATGTACAATATCGGATACGCACGCGTTTCGGCACCCGTGCCGATGTTCGTTGTTTCGGTGTCGAATATTGCCGCTATCCGAAAATCCTTGCGTTCTTTCATCATCGTATTACGTCAGGTGTGACCAACATAAGCCATATCGGGCTACCGCCGTCAACGTCCGTATCGTCTTCCAATTCGCCCGCGTGCATTTTCATACGTTTGGCGTATTGCAATGCTTTTTCGTTTCGTGACATGATAGTGTCAAATAATTCACTCAACGAATCGGTGTCATATGCTTTCATGATGGCTTCCAGCCGTTTGTTCGGGGCAACGTCGGGACGTTGCCATACGTTTTGTGTGTATCGCCAAAATATCTTGACTTTTTCACGACTTAGGTCATCGCCAAGCGCACTCGGTAGCCCCTTAGACGCCATTCGCATTTCATTGCGAAAGATATTGAACGAGCGTGCGCGTTCTTTCGCGCGCCCTTTGCCGCCGCGCACACTTTCGGTTTGTCGAATCAGCGCGTCGGCTTTTTCATTGGCGCGCTGATACAATTCGTCACGCATAGCAGCGTTACGGGTGCGGCCTACATATGTGTTTTTCAGCTGCGTTTCAAGCCGCTGAATGTAAACACGTCGTGCGCGTGCTTCACTTTCGGGCATGGTGTCGGTAATGCTTTTTTTCAAACTGTTTATCGTACGACGTACACGCTTGCGTTTCGCTGTCAAAACGTCCGCTTGTTTATGCGCTCTAGACATGTTCACCACCTTATAAAAAAAAGTGCCATAACGTATTATGGCACTTTTGTTTCATTCCGAACTACTTGATTTCAAGCGATTTCGTGGAACGCCCGCCGCCCAACGACGTCTGCTTGACTGCAACGGTGATGCCGTCCGGCGCGTTAAAATCGGGGAACATATCGTAGATATCCAACACGCTGCGGTAGATTCCCTGTGACTGACTAAAATACGTCTGACCGTCCTTTCCGAAAAGATAGACGTTTGCGCATTTCTGCCCAGTCTGAGAACGGACGCCCGGCGCGATATAAGCGCCGATAACCGTCAACGGTTCCGCGCCGCGCCCGTTCAGCGACAACGCGCTGTTACGTGCGTTGACGATGGCACGTTTTCCCTCGAACGTGCTGTTATCCATCGTGCAAATATAACGATAGTTGGCAGCGGTGTTCTGTGCGGTCTCGTTTACGGTGTTGTCGTTCATCTGTTCGTTTTCTTCGTTCATTTCAGTTCCTTTCAGAATTCAATATCATTGTCGTTGTCGTTGTCGTTGTCGTTGTCGGTGCCGTTTACGTCAGTCGCGACACGTTCGGCATGTTCGATGAACGTTTCAACGTCCATGACGTACACGGTTTTATTGACTGTGATATCGTCAATCAACACGTTAACGATACCCGCGTCCATAAGCGCCTTGACGGCCATTTCAACGGTGCGAACGTTTCCGGTGGTGTGGAACGTTTGTGCCACGCCGTCCCGGTCATAATAGCTTATGGTGCTGTCAGCGATTACCTTACGAATCTTTCGCATGTTTGTTACCCTTTGTATCTGTTTTATGTCAACCATTTTTGGCGACATAAATATTTATAGCACAAAAATCGACGTGCGCAAAAAAAGCGACACGCCGATTATTGATAATGATTCTCAATAACGCAAAATCTGACCCGGATAAATCAAACTCGGGTTAGACAAGCCATTAAGCCCGGCAACCCGCACCCAATCACCGCCGAAAATCGACCACAAAGACTCACCGGACACAACCACATGCGTACGCGCCATATCCGGCTGCGCAACCGTACCACCGCCGTAACACACGGTTTCCCCCGGATAAATAACGGACGGAATCCCGGACGCGTATCCATGCCACGACTGCCACGGCAACAGTCCAGTACGCTCGGCAATACCCGACAACGTGTCACCCGACGCAACCACCACGCAAGCAGACTGCGACACATTCACACCGGAATTCGTTTCCGGTGCGGACACATTCGCGCCGTCGCCGCGCGCGTATGCATCCCACTGCCATCGTTCGCCCCTAAAATAATTCAAGTCCAATCGTCCGGCATATCCCGACACATAACCGTTCGACGTGTACTGCCGCATGGCTTCACCATACGCACCATACAACCACGGCACTTCCTGATAGCCGGTTACAGCCATTGACGCATACTGTGCGACCCACACACCACAATGCTCCCGCACAAACGATGTAAGCTGACCCAACGCTGACGCCTGCACATAGACAATCGGCCACACCTGTGTACGGTCATGCACATGTCGCACCCACGTTTCAATCCACACACCATTACCGAACTGCGGATTATCCTGAGATTCCCAGTCCAAAACAAGCACCGCATTACCGACGTACCCACGCACGTTGTCTATGAAAAAGTCAGCTTCCGTATTCGCGTCGCGCCCCATCGCGTAATGGTACACGCCGATACTTTTGCCGCTATTCGTTGCGCGCCCGAGCTGATAGTTTGCGGCCTGATTCACGCCATTGGTCAAACACATGTTGTTGAAACCACCGACACCCCATGTGGCACCCGCCACAACGAAATCAGCATCCACCGCCGCCGTGTCAATGTCACACTGCCAATTGCTCACGTCAATACCACGCATATCCGCGTTAGCAGACGGTGCCACAGTCAGCAACAACGCACAAACACAAGCTAACACGCTACGCCATATTCGACGCATCATTATCCCCCTTATTATCCTTAAGCAATGCAATAAGTTCTTCGGTCAGCACATTGTTCTTAGTCATCAAATCATTAAAATCCCTGAACGTCGTGGCGATAAACCACGCCATACCACAGCACGCGACAATCGGAAAACCCACGCTTCCGACAACGGTTACAATCGAATTAATATCCATCAAAACACCTCACAAATAAAAAAAAAGGTCATGACACATCGAATGACATGCCATGACCCAATATATCACAATCGCGTGGCCTATCCGGGAATTGAACCCGGCACGCGCATTTTATAAGAATGCCGCTCTAACCACTGAGCTAATAGGCCATCACCTCACCCCTCCCACGCTCCCCGCCGCATCAAATCAACCATATCACGACAATGCGCAAACACATAATCGGACACGTACGAATCACATTTAAACCACTTCGTACTCATGTCAACCGTCTTAATACGACGTTCACCACGGCACCTGTGCGCTTTAATAAAATCGCAAGCATTACGTTTGCAAAACACGGTCAATCCCTCTCTAGCAAAGGTGTATTAGCTAATGCAATAGCATCACTGAGCATCTGTGCATAATCATTCGTATTATATGTACGTAAAGATACTGCGTCCTTTAATCCATCCGGCGTATAAAAACTAATATTATACCGCAATTCATACACGTTACGAAATGAACATGAACAATACCACAGTTCAATATCGCCATCTTTAAACGAAGAATGAAACGTGGCAATTTTCTTATCGTTCTTAATCATTACAAAAAACCCCTTTCGTAATCATCGATTGATACGATATCCCAAACATACCGTACCCGGAACGTAAAACACGCCATCGTCAAGTACATCCCTAAGCCCGTATGCATCAATGCAATCAACAAACCGAGTTTCGATTAAACAATCGGATGCAATATCAACAAAATACACAAGCACATCGTAAATACTATTCACGTTAAAATCAATCGAATTAGACAATGCTTCAATATTCATGAAACTCATTTTATCGCTCCTATTTTCAATAGTGTTTATACTATCACTCTTCAATATACCACACCACGCAACACGACACGCGCACTTCCGCGTACCACACCACACCGCACATGTCAAATACACACGGCGTGTCGGGTGTATCATCACCGCTTAATGGGAACCATTCTCAATATGGTCTGCCTAGCCGC